GTTCTATGACAGGCCACATGCAGCCTCAATGCTTGGGTTACCTGTGAATCAGGGTTCAAAATTCAACAAGGAATGTTTTACAATGAATAGTGAAAGCATGGATACTGCACAGGTCGCAGCGCCTGAGCTCGCCTCAAATGTTAATAACCAAATGTCTGAGCCAGTTGTGCCACAGTCAAAGGTAAATGACATTGTAAAAGCACGTGCCGCCGACGCTTACGAGCGTGGACGACAAGAAGCGATGCAAGCTCTTCAAGCGCAGCAAGCCCAGCAACCCGCGCAAAACTTCTTAACTGAAGATAAGCTCAACGAGAAGCTGAAGCACCTACAAGACCAATATATTGTTAACCAGATGCTTGCAAACCATCAGCGAACAATAGAAACAGGTCGGCAAGAATATTCAGACTTTGACGAAGTAACCTCAAGTATTGATTTGATGGCATCCCCGCAATGGATCCCACTCCTCAATAGCGTGCCAAATGCAAAAGATGTTTATTATGAACTAGGGAAAGATGATAGGCGTTTTATCGATATCCATTCCGCGCTTGCAACGGGTCAAACCAAGAAAGCCGAGAAAATGTTGAGAGCCCTGTCGGAGTCCGTAGAGATGAATAAACAATCAAAGCAAAAGGCACAAAGCGCGGTTACTGCGCCAGCCCCACTATCAAAAGTAAAACCTTCAACTGCTACCGCTGACGCGGGCCAAATGTCTTTCGCAGATATGAAAGCAGCTGTTAGAAAGAACATGAGATAACTTCTCGTCTTTTTAACTTGTTGGTAGACATTTTCCCGTCAGCATAACTTTAATATGTTGAAAGGGATTTTTGATTATGTCATTTCCACAAAATATTCTGCAACAGGTGATAACCTGGAACATGGCCGATTTGGCTATTTTCGAGAACTGCTCACCGTTCGTTGCTAACGCTAACACGAAATTTAAAAACCCAGAGAACTTCCCCGGAAACTTGGGCGCTAGTGTGAACTTTGAAGTTCCGCCTCGCTTCGTTTCTCAAGAATCTTTGGTTGTAGACTTCCAATCCATCCAACAGAATGCCCGTACATTGACCGTAAACAAACAAGCTAACGTGTCTTTTGCTGGTACTGCTGAACAAATCATATTCAACAATCTTGATGAATATCAAATCCGTTGCGGGAATGCAGCAATGCAAGAACTTGCGACAAAAGTTGAGCGTGACGTTGCTACAGTTTGCGAAACAACACCGTATCGCTTCTATGGTAACGGTTCAACACCAATCACTTCAGCGCAACAAATCGCGCAGATGTTGGCAAACTTCCGCGCATACTCAAGCGCTCCTGGTATCTTGAAAGTTTACTTAGACCTTCAGGCAATCCCTGCAATCATTTCTAGCATGGCTAATCAGTTTGTGATTGACCGAAACGAAGAGCAATATCAATCATGGATGCTTGGAAACTGGGATGGTGCGGAGTTCTTCGTATCTAACTTGTTACCTGTTCATATCGCTGGTACATGCGGAATACAAGCTATTGGTTTAACATTGCTAAGCGTTAATGATCCGACCTGGAACAACGTTACACAAATCACGCTTGCAGGTGCTAACACTAACGACCCATTGGCTGTGGCAATCTTTGATAAGGGTCAGTTCCTTGCCAATAACAGCTACCCCGCTCCAAGCTGGTTAACCTACGTTGGTCATGCTCCTACAACGCTTCCCGTACAAGTTAACGTACTTGCGCCCGCTGCGTCTGATGGTTCAGGTCATGTAACTGTGACGATCGATCCGCCTTTATGTGCGACCCCCGGAAATATGAATCAAAACCTAGGCGCCCCAATTCCTGTGGGCACTGCGTTTCAATTCTTGCCTAGCTGCAAATTAGGCGCTGTCATTTCTGACAATGCTTTGTTCGTTGCCCTGCCGCCGCTCCCGTCTACAGCACCATTTCCTTCCGCGACGGCCACCGATCCGAATACGTTGGTTTCCGTGCGTTTGTACTACGGAATCATCCCGTTTGAAAACGTTTACGGATGGACTCGTGACGTGGTCTGGGGCAAGGAAGCCGTCAATTACAACATGATGGCTATTGCTTTCCCGCTTAACCAAAGCACCGGCCTAGGCATGTAAAAAGTTACAAGCCCGGGCGTTAGTTACCCTACAGCTAGCGCCCGGTGCCTTGTTCGAGGGAAAAGTCATGGCATACACGACGCGCGAGCTAATCACTGACGCTTACTACCTCTCTGGTATCGTTTCTCGGAACTTTCAAACCGTAACAGGCGAAGAGATTAATGATGGTTTGTCACGCCTTAACTTTTTCTTGCAGGATAAAGGGTCAGATATTGAGCTAATCCCTTACTATTCAGAAGTCCAAGGAAACTTTATTGTAGGTCAAGAAAAGTACTTTATTCCTAACCTAGTAAAAATCGATACTCTTGCTTATTATTTAACGAATCCAAACGATACGGCATCCGTTCGTATGCAGATGGAAGAATTCTCACGCTACCAATATTTCGAGACCCCACGTGTCGAGCATGTTAATACGCTCCCTATGTGGTATCACTTAGAAAGAGCCCTTGGCGGTTCAAATCTTTATATTTATTTCCCTCCTGTGTTGGCTTATGCGTACACGCTGACAGGCAAGTACTCTCTTCAATCAACCGATTTAAATCAAGACCTCAGCCAAGTTTATGACGGCTGGACGATGAACTATTTACAATATGGTCTAGCTTGCTATTTGTGCGAATGGCGTCAAGTTGCTCCTCCTATCAGCGTTGAAATGAACTTTAAAAAGCTTGAAAGCAAAATGCGCGGGCTTGGACATATTGATACTACCTTTAGAAAAACTAGCTTTTTCAATCAAGGTGGGGGGCTCAACTGGGGCGACGTCAACTATGGAAAATTATGGCGCCCTACACCATAATAGTTGGGGGCTACCAGTAGACAATGTATAATATCCCTATCGATTAATAGATAGGTGTAATGAAAATGACAGAAATAGTTAAGATTTGCCAAAAACATGGCCCATTAATTCGTGAGCAAATATATGAGCATTCCAGAAAAGACAGACCAGGCAGTAAAACAAAAAAATGCAGGCTTTGTCATCTTGAAAAAAACACACGTTATCGAGAAAAAAATAGAGCAAAACTTTCTGTATCAACCAAAGATTGGCAGAACAAAAACAGAGAGCATTACAATGCTTGGGCACGCGAACACAGAAAATCTAATCCTAAAAAATACTCTGAAGCTCAAAAAAAATATCGAAGACAAAATGCTGAAAAAATTTATTTATCAAGCCTTAAGTACCTTTATGACATCGAACCTAGCGAATATCAAAAAGTGCTTGCGGCTCAAAATGATCTATGTGCAATATGCAAACAGCCAGAAATACGTAGAAGCAGAACAGCTGGTAAGGTGTCAAAGCTCATGTTAGATCATTGTCATAAAACAGCCAAATTTAGAGGTTTATTATGTCATACTTGCAATATAGGAATCGGATCTTTCAAAGATTCTATTGAGCTAATGGAAGAAGCGATCCAATACTTAAAGGAACATAAAGACTAATGCACCCAGTAGCTGCGCCCCCTAAAGAAGACGTACCGCTGAACCTTGTCGGCGGTAATACTTTTGGGCGCAATCCAAAAATCAGCCAAGAATCGACTTATAATCTGATGGTGTCTGATGGTGCCCTGGTTCAAACGCCGGGTTATACCAAGCTATTTTCTACTGGAAATGGCGGCGTAGGGCGTACAATCTTCACGTCGATTCGCGGTAATTTTATGATATCCGTTGTCGGAAACGGAGTGTACAAAGTCAACGGCGCAAAAGGGTTTGAGACCGAGCAATTCTTATTTGAGCTTGACACATTCTTTGGTGATGTTTCATGCGACGAAAACGAGGCTTTTCAGATTGGAATATGTGACGGCGAAGGAGTTTGGATCTATGACTGGAGAGCAAACACCGCTGTTAAGGCCAGTTTACCCATTAATAGCCAGACTGGCGTTAGTATTGTACCTGGGTATATTTCTTATCACGATGGTTATTTTTTGGTTCCAGATAAAAGCTCTAGCTTTTGGTATTTATCTGCCCCTAATGACGGGACAAGTTGGCTGTGGGGCGCAGGAAGCACCGCAGTATTTGGATCTATCCAGACAAAAGCAGACTACGCCCAAGCAGTTTTGAGAGCGCCAGGCAAAGGCTCATTGATATATGTATTTGGCGTTAAAGTAATGGAAATGTGGTACAACGTCGGGAATCAAATTTTCCCCTATCAGCGCAATAACTCCATTTCGGTTGATTATGGGTGTCTGTCTGCCGACACCATCGCGACAATGGATGAATACGTCGCATATCTTGGCGTTAATGAGAAATCAGGCCCAGCTATTTTGATTTCAGCGGGGGGTTCATTTACCCGCTTATCTACTGACGGTATCGATTATTTGCTGTCAAATTTAAAGAATCCCGGCGACTCTTACGCCTCATTTACTCGTATACAGGGGCATGTTTGGTACGTGCTTACTTTTGCCGACCCGGAAGATAACGTATCCCTGATATACGACTTTAATACCAAGTTGTTCTACTATTTGACAGATGAGAATACTAACTTCTTCATTGCTGAAAATATCGCTTCGTTTAACGGGACTTATTACTTTGTAAGCCTTAGAGACGATTGCATCTATGAGCTCAGTCCGAACTATTACACC